AGGATCATAAGGAAGGATCATAAGGAAGGATCATAAGGAAGGATCATAAGGAAGGATCATAAGGAAGGATCATAAGGAAGGATCATAAGGAAGGATCATAAGGAAGGATCATAAGGAAACCTTGGTTTCCTTATTGTATATGAACGAGATCGACGCATTGACATTGAAGTTATTGACCAGCAAAAAACGGTATAACAACTATTTAGCAAACGCAAATCCGGAAAAGTCCGCAGAGATTCAAGAATATTACGGAAAGGTTTTGAAAAACACCGATCGAATCAAACGATTGATTGGGAAGTATTTGGAGAACCCAGAAACCGAGACAAACAATGAGATTGATGACATGATGGAGAACTGTTTTCGAACCTTGTTAAAGCATTTTGATATGCAAGATTATGAAGACAAATGTGCAAAACATGGATTTGATGCAGTGGATTCATCTGAGGACGAAGAAGAAGAAGAAGAAGAGGAAGAAGAGGAAGAAGCTGAAGATGTTAAAAAACAAAACAACTCCTCCTTTTGGGGAAAGAAGGTCAACAAGACCAGCATACATGGCAGTTTAGATAAGTTCGTCACACGTCGTTCAAATAAATAAAAACAATATTTTTATTTTTGTTTTTATTTTGTCCCCAATACAACAGCCACGCGGTATTTTTTTGTACGTCCATTCGTGAAAACGTTGTTTTATAACCGTGCCTCGTGGATTTGATCAATCTTTGAAAGCTGATCTTTCAACTTTGATTTTTATTATGATCTTTTACTTTTGATTTTTAATCTCTCAACTTTAAACTTTAAACTTTAAAAACCTCGTTTCCCAAAGAACTTTCCTTTTTTTTTAAAGGAATCAATTTTCGGGAATAAATGATGTTTTGCGTTTGTTGTTTTATTGATATTCATAAGCGAGAATATTAAACGCCACCGTGGTTTAAAAAAACTTTCGCTGTATTGGGATTTTTTAATACCTTTTGCCAACCTAACTTACCTTGTGTACATATACGCAACGGTTGACATAATTGCGATAATGGATACGTGCCCCCTCCACCAACGCACGTATCTGTCACATACTCCTTTTAATGCGTCCTTATTTGATTGAGCTGACAAATGTTAAGTGCAATATCTTTGATTAGATAATGCATATTTACTCAATGATGTGTGCCCCCTTACCCACGCACACACCCGTCGCATCCTTCACCCACTAGTTAGTATTAGTATTATGTGTCCATACTTTTTTTTATACTCATCCCATTGATCATTCAATACCGGATTTCGAGTTGGTACGTGCCCCTGCCTCACTCCGCACGCACCCGTCACATACGCCGAGTTGTTAAAACTATGTGCCCGTTAAAGGAAACCAAGGTTTCCTTTTGATCCTTCCTTTAAACGGAACGTAGTATTCCGCTACAGGTACGTCGCTTACTCGCTACGCTTACTCGCTACGCTTACTCCCTCCTTTAAAGGAAACCAAGGTTTCCTTTTGATCCTTCCTTATCAGCATGGGATTAAAAGGGAACGGCAGTTCCCTTTAACGGCAGTTCCCTTTAGACTTCGATCTTCGTCAATGCATTCGACTCACTCAAGACATAATCAACATTTGCATTAAAATCCTCGATCGACGCCTCCATATTCTTGATCACCTCATCCAACCCAAGTGGATCAAAGATATCAATCGGATCACCCTTCGCAATCCCATCCGAAACCGTTTGTATCACTTGTGCATCCGGTTTCGAATCTTTCCCACAGATGATACGAACATTGTCATCAATCTTTTGCTGCACCTTCATACGATGGGACTCCGAATCGATCGTCACCTGTTGACGTTGTCTCCGTAAATTATCCAAAAGACTGGTTTTATAGGCAATGGTGTTCTTAAACTCGATTGCTTGTGCGACCGTCATTTTTCGATTCGCAATCTCAACCACCTGCGTCGCATTCGACAAGACAATGGCGTTCTTAATCTTTTCGCGACGCTCAATCAAATCATTCAAAGATTGATATTCCGCAAGAACCGTCTTCTTAAAATCTTCTTCCGAATGGTTGTAATTCTTGTTCTTCGTCTTGTAGGTGATGAATGTGGTATAATCGATGATTTTATTGATTCTACTATCGAGTGTCTTTAACTCGACCAATGCCCGTGTAATGGAAAGCATGCTTAGAATGATATACGGCATTGTCTTTATACCCGTTTAACAAAGTGTTATATGTAGATAGATATCCGACAACTGATCGACATTGTAGATATCAACTGTATTTGCTACTGGAATGCCTTCGCGTTCTCTCACAATACATTGCGACTCTTTTGTCAATTTGAGAGAATCAAGACAAAATGTGCGGATTTGCGTGTTTCCAAGTGGAAACTCAATTCTCTCTTTCCCCCATATATCAATAAGTTTGTATTGCAAAGATACATGAATGTTGTTGTATTCATCCAACTCTATATTATCTTGCAACTCGGGTTCACACTGCACAACCAGTTTATGTTTATCGTATATCAACTCACTGTGCCAAAGCGGGATGTAACAACATAAGAGATCATCCACTTTATATTTGTAGACCGATTGATTCAATAGATCATCCAGATTGGGATTCAACAAGATTACTGCATCCACTTTCACTCGAATTGTTTCATACACCCTTTTCAAGAAGTCATCTGACAAATGGAGAGAATCCTTATATTTCACCAAGATTTCATAGATCTTGTTCGCACGCCGAGAATCCATGTTTTCAAAGATCTTGGTTTCGCATGTCTCGATAATACGCATCAACAATGGATGAAACACCCTTTTCTGCAAATGTTGGTTGTTATAAAGTGTCTCGAAAAATGAAGAGACAGATGAGGACCAAGAGGTTGATGAATCACTCGTAAACGAATCACTCGTAAACACATGATTGTCCAAATATTTTAACAAATAGTCATGTGCCTCCTTGATCTCTTGATACTTGGCAGATGCATCAGTTGATTTGTTTTTGTCTGGATGATATTTGAGAGCCAACAACTTGTATTGTTTTCGAACAACCGCGATCGAGAGAACATCCTCAATTTCAAGAGTTTTACATGCCTTTTGGTAACTCGTCATACTTGAAGATCTTGATTATCATATAATGCATAATACTTTCTAAATGATAAATGGGACGATAGTTGTTATTAAAGTACTTCAAAAAATTGTACATCCTTGTTAGCACATCACTGATGTCTTGTCCAACCAGTTTGTCATTTTCAATGAAATAAGACAAGATGTACCAAATGCACTCTACCACATCGAGATTGTAAATCAGTATGTCATACAATGCATCGCGGAAATTCACATGAACGAGTTTGTCCGGTGCCAGCATCTGCTCAATAATCACATTGCAGATCACGTTGAATATGTCGTCTGGCACATCTTCAATCTTGTTCAAATAATGGAGTTCTTTGATGTTCAACACATCGCACATGTTTACCGATTCAATCACACTGCACGTCTTATCTACCGACAATCGTGTGTTGGCAATTTTTTGCAAAAAATCATTGTCGACCGTCTGCGTTTTACGCGTTTTGGATTGGCTCTGCCTCATCATATCGAGATACCGTTGTTTGTCAGGGCGTTTGACATGAATCTTTTCACATACATCCAAGATGTTGTTCGGAATGAAACTGATGTGTTCGCTGATAATCACAAACCGCAATTGGATAAAAGACAGCTTGGTATTGTACTCCTGAATATAACTGTAGAAGATCTCTAACAACTCTGGGTGAATCAGATGAAAGTTCTTACAAACCACGATGCCAATCTTCTCTTGTTTTACAGATACAATATCTACAATCTGTTGAACAATATCATGCCAGATCAGTTTCGAGTTACATCCAAGAAGAGAGATGTCGATTTCATAATGGATGTCGCTAATGTGATAATAGTACGTGTATTTATCGGTTTGTATGCACATTTTCTTATCGTACTCCAAGTGTGCTGAGCTATATTTGTATATCGAATACAACATTTGTGTGTACTTGCCCACACCTGGCGGCCCATAGAAGATCAGATTCGTCAAATCGCGAATATGTTTTGGGAATCTCTCGTAAAATGGAACCAGTTCGGGGTGTAGATTGCATGTACTGACAGATTTTAAATACTCGTCAAAATGGGTTTCGTAGTATTTCATTGTTAAAAAAAACAGATAAATCTCTAATATGTTTTTATTATTCGTGTATTATTTTCGAAAACTGAACGGCTGATCCGAGTTGAATGAATCCACATACGAAGGAGATAAAAAATGGTACCAGCTTTAACCAAACTGTTGTATTCCCGCGAGTCTTAAATTTAGAGTAGAACCAATTATCGAATCTATTAATATTTTCAGAATACCATTTATCCAAATCATCGATGCCTGTTTTTCTCTCTTTTCCTCCAAGTAGATAAATAAAAACAAAGAGAGAAACAATTCCAACCAAAAACGATTCATCAAATGTTTTCAGTTCTTTCTCATGTTTTTCGTTGAGTTCCAAATCAAAAGATGCCTTGATGTTTGATCGATTGTTGTAGACACCCAATACCTTCATAAGACTGTATAGATTTAAGAAAATCAGACAAAGCATACAGAGAAAAAACACATGGAACATTGTGATTTGTCTGAAGATTTGAATGCCATCCAGTATGTCTTTGATTGGTTTAAACCCGATTTGAATGTCACTCTCCATCTGGAAAATGTATCCGAACGAAAATATATATGCAATAATTAGCATAATGTATCCCCAAAACTTGGTATGCTTCTTTAAGACGTACATGAACGAAACAATATAGACAATGATTATTGAAATCAATGTTTTTGAACAATTGGATTCGGTCATTTGTTGTTGTTATTATTTATCTAGATTTTTTTTTGTTTATTGTTCATACCGGTGAAGATTTAAAACCGACTGTGGTCGGTCCCCCTTCGGGTGGGGCCTCCCGAACCCCCTACGGGGTGCTTTGTACAGCGAAGCGGCAAATCCTCACTGGTACCGCCTGTGGTCGATGCCCCGTAGGGGGGCATCTCCCGAACCCCTTGGAGATTGAAAACGTGCCGTTTTAAATCTTCAATGGTGTAAATATGTCCTTGTAATCCATTCAAGTAGATCGTCGGAGGTCGGATCCTTTCCTTTTAGGTCGAAGAACTTGGGTTTTTTCATTTTATCTGTTTTGTAAAAAATATATGGACCATATTTACTGTTTCGAATACTGAGAGAAGGCGTGAGTGTCATGATTACATTCTTGTTTTCTAAACACGAGACAACATCCTCCAAGACAATCTCTGAAAACTCTTTCTTCACATCAGCGAGAGAGATGGTCGTTTCATTGTATTCCAGATAGTTGCCATATGCACCTGATTTCAAACGTACTTCGTGTTCTTCCCAACTGCCTAAAACGCGTATTACAGGAGCAACGACCTCTGGTTTCTCAATGGTTTTCTTTTGTCTCTTGATTTCTTTGTAACAATCGTCGCATACGGTGTACCAAACTTCATTGCCAGCAGCGATCAAATCAAGTCGTTCTTCCATCTGTTTCGTGTAGTTATAAGAGAACAAGTTATCAAAATGCTTTGTCAAGAACTCGATTGTGGTGTTCCCGATTCGATTGATTACCAGTTTGTTCTGTTCGTTCCCAAATGTCTTTGTAACGCGTTTCTCTGTTTTACATCCATCTGATAACAATAAGTGTTCGACACATTCTACTGGCGTGCCGACAACGTGTGTTTTGTCTACATACTTTCTAGATTGGATTACATCGACGAGTAGAGAGAATGTAGAGGGGCGTCCGATTCCGAGATCTTCCATTTGGCGGATGAGACTCGCTTCGTTGTACCTCGAATGTCTTTGCCCAACCTTTGCAATGGATTGGATATAACTGTAGTTTACAACTGTGGAGGGTTGGAATCGACGCATCGACATGGAGGTAAATATATCAAGGTTTTGTGTTTGATCATCATCTTCCATAAACCCTTTGAATTTCGGTGTTTCAATTGTGTGTTTGTAGAGAGAATCATTGGGTCCGCTGATTTCCATAGGAAGTGTATTGAAAACTGCGGATGCCATACAGCTCTTAACCGTGTTTTGCCAAATGAGTTTGTAAACTGTCTCTGCGTGAGGATTGTCTTTCACCATTAAATCTCTCATATTCAGATTGGTTACGCGAATCGCCTCGTGGGGATTGTTCGAATCTTGGTTTCCATGCATTTCCAATAGTTTGGGGTTCACGTGTTTGTCGGACCATTTTCCCTCTATATATGTAGATACAATATTGATGAAACTCGGTGCATATTTGCGGTTCTCTGTTCGCATGTAGGTGATGTGTCCTAATTGATAGAGAGTTTGACAACATGCCATTGTCTCTTTTGCACCAATATGAGATGCTGCTTGGAGCAATGCCGATGTGTTGAATGGTTTTGGAGGAGATCGTTCAGAGAGTTTTGGAGGATGTACTGTGAGTGTGTGTTTATGGGTTATCGAGAGAGACAAGAATTCATGAACCTCCTTTTCTGTATCAAATGTTTTGTTTAGGTCAAACATCAAGTTTTGAGAGAAAACACAGGCTTGGATAGACCAATGTATCCCTTCTTTCTCTTTCTCTTTCTCTTTCTCCTTTTCATTATCATAGACAAGTCGCAATGCCGGGGTTTGACAACGACCCGCGGAAGATCCGCTGCCGATCTGTTTCCATAATAAGGGAGAGATAGTGAATCCAACAATGAAATCCAATACTTGTCTTGCTTGCTGTGCCTTGACTAGGTTCATATCTAGAATATGTGGGGTCTCAACCGCTTTCAACAATGCGGATCTTGTAACCTCGTTGAAGACAATTCGTTGAGTGGTAGAGACAGGCAATTCAAACACTTCACAGATATGCCATGCAATCGCTTCTCCTTCTCGATCGTTATCAGTTGCCAATATTATGTTCTCTTTTGAGTATCGAGAGACAATCTTCATCATTTTCGAAACATGTGCCTTTTTCTCTTTTACAATCGAATAAGTGGTATCAAAGTTGTTTTTAACATTGATGCTTTTCAAATCCAGTATGTGGCGAATGTGCCCATTGCATGAAATGCATTTGTAGTTTGGTCCTAAATATGACTCGATAATACTGCATTTGCTGCTTGATTCGACAATTAATAGTTTTGGAGTTGTTGACATGGTCTTATAATACAAGACAACAACAATATATGTTTAAACCCTTAAGGGAACCAAGGTATTCAGCTACGCTTACTCCTTCCTTATTATTCCGACCTAAAAGTGATTTGGTTCGATGCACACGCAGACATCTAGAAGCCATCAAGCCAGTCCTTGATAAGGATCATGAGGAGGACAAACTTGGTAAATATGGACATACTGAGTTCAATTTGGAAATTGGTGATGATAGGCAGAGAGAGAGAGGTCTCTATGAAAAACTTTGTGAAACTATTTCAGAAATACCTTTGATTCATTTTCTTCTTTTCTTTTTTGTTAATCGTCGGTTTCTACGATTTGCAAATTTTCGTTTTCCTGCATTTTGTGTGTGAGTTAATCCAGGTATTTCGCCAGGTGCCTGCGATTGCACTTGTTCTCTTTCATGTGCAATTTTCGCATGTTGTGCTTTTACAGAAAGCAGCATAGCTTGCACATTGTATTGCGACTCTGCTGATGGATGTTTTGTAAAATCTTCTATATCTATATTTTTAATTTTAGAGCCATACAATTCAACAACTTCAGGAACTAATTTTAGATCGTCTTGATATCTTTTCATCACTTCGTAAGATTCTTGTTTTCCCCGAATTATTGCGTCAATTACAGCTTTATGTATATTTATATATTCATTGATATTTCCTGAATTATATTCATTGTCGTGAATAAATATCTTGTCGCTTGGTGTAATTGCGAAAATGGAGTCTCTTCCATGATGTTCATAAAAAATGTCTTTTACTGTTTTTACAACTGGAAAAAAACCAACCCTTTCAAGCTTGCTTAGTTGTTCATTCGTGAAAAATCCTTCTTCGCATATGTATGCGGGCTTTCGAAATTTGGTTAAATAATAGTCAGACTCATTTTCAAAATCAACCTCATTAATACAAAGTCTTTGGTTATTTCTGTTGTACAACAAATTAAACGCATGACCTTGTATAAATGAGGTTGCAATAGCCAAGTCTGACTTTGTTTTGCCAGGTTCGTATTTTAAGTCTCCAGTTTTAAAATGTTGTCTGAACCATTCTGTGTCTCGAGCTTCATCATATGGAACCCTCGTGGGCCTTGCACTAATTGTTTGATCCTCTATATACGGATTAAGCCCCACCCCTATCATGTAATAGGTCCCAAGTGAGAGAGTATCATCTTTTTTCAGAAATCTTTCATACGTTTTTTCAGTCATTGATTTTTTTAATTTCTCGTTTTCATCAGTGTAACTTTGTGAGTTTATGATTTCTTGCACAATATTTGGATCGCGTTTTTTCCACTCTTCCGGCGTAGGACACGCTCCGCTACACAACTCGGCAATATATGCAAGATATGCACATTTGCCTCGGGCGTTGTAGTTTAACAGATTAAATTGTTCAACTTCGTCATTTGACAAATAATGCTTTGGCGCATTTGATTTATCAAATGACGATAAAATCCTGTTTTTTACAGAAGTAAGTAGCGACGGATCTGAAGGATCTATACCGCGCTTTGCAAGTTGTTGGTCAACAAATCGATCACTATTAAAAACTGATCCCGAAACAGAAACAGAGGCGTGAATTATTGCCAGAGCAGTGACTGCGGCAGTAAACATGATGCCCATGCCACCCATTTGTTGGTTTACCTTTTTCAAAATTTGTTTATTAACTTGTTGTCGTTTAACAAAATTATTGTAGAAATCAAGACAATTTATTTGCATGCCTTTATAACAAGTATATTTTTGTAATTCTGACAATAGTGCGGTTTGAAAGTTTTTTCTAAATTCGTCTTTCGGTAATATGTTCACAAGTTCGTTCAAGTCGTTGCAAATAGTTATTATTTTAATTATTGTATATAATTGTTTATTTTGTGTATCATCCTCAAGTTTGCTTAATAATTGAATAGCCTCAATTCCAAATATAAGAGAGTCGATAATTTGTTTTGTAAAATAAGTATTTTTCTCAGAAAGACTTGGTTTTTCCATTTATATATAATGCTTGAAAAAAATGTTTAAGGCAATATTTTGCGGTTCTTTATTCGCGATCTTGTTCCGAATTATATAGACCGACGAAACAATGAGTAAAGAGATCTCAGTCGAGCCCTCATTATGATATCTCCTTATGATCTCTCATTATACTCGCTACGCCTTTTACTCGCTACGCCTTTTACTCGCTACGCCTTTTACTCGCTACGCCTTTTACTCGCTACGCCTTTTACTCGCTACGCCTTTTACTCGCTACGCTTACTCCCTCCTTATACTCGCTACGCTTCACACGCTGAATTTTTCTAAAAATGTATCTAAAGACAATGGATACCACATCAAACACTTATCTATATTATTACTGAGTGTACTAATGCATTCGGTATAAATTTTAAAATAAATTTTATCTTTGTCATTTGAGTTCGTGTAGAATAAATATGCCTCTCTCATTTGATGGTAACTCATTGCATCATCATATTTTTCTTCAAATAATATATTACTAATATCATCATCGTTAAAATTATATATTTGTATTCCAAAAATAGTGCCATTACTATAAATTCCCATTGTGTAATGTATAATATTCTTATCTGTTTATGTTATTTATTCATATTTGACAATAAAACAATCATAACAATTATATATATCCACTTCATTAATAATAATAATATAAATTATTACATTTATATTACTTAACCATAGATGTATAATGGGCGTTTTAAATGAGACAAAATGTGTAAAATGAAGGAGTAAGCTATGCGATCATAAGGAAGGATCATAAGGAAGGATCAAAAGGAAGGATCAAAAGGAAGGATCATAAGGAAGGATCATAAGGAAACCATGGGTTTCCTTAAAAGGAGTCGGTTCCGATATATTTATCAAAATATTGTTTGCTCACCAGAAGAGAGACCGGTGTTGAGAGATTGCCATTGCTCGGCCGTCGACGGCTTTCTAAAATCTTGTTTTGATATTGACAATAATAGACATATGCATCATAAGCAGAGACTGCTTGGAATCTCAATGTCTCTTTCATATCATCAATCGCCATTTGTATATCGAGCTGCTTGTCCCACAATGTACTTCGAATCTTGTAGATATACTTTTCACCGTCCGTCTCCACATCCGGATAAAAATAGGTGATGATATCGATGATCTGTTTCTCGCTCATATTGACGGTCTGTTCTTTGCCACGCCAGTGCTTAAAGAGGACCGCGATTTCCCCCACCTCGAGCTCGATTTCAGAGACATCTTCTGTCATTGTCTCTTCCCAAAACTGCAAAAACTGGCACACATTCGGTAAATATTTGCTATATATGCCATTGAAGAGATCTTGCTCACCATCGTAATAACGAGACAAGATTTCCACCAATCTCGTTTTCAGCTTGGTTGTAAACACCACGTTGGGCAAATGTTTGGAATCCAAAAAGTGTTTCCACAAATAGTACATGTTTTTCCACGTGATCTGTGTATGTTTGAATACAATGTCATTGATGACCTCATTGCCGATCGTGAACTTTCCACTTGATGGCGTCACTCGAATGTACTCTCCCAAAAACATTTCAATCAAAACATCTGGAGTCAAACTCTTCAAATACAACACGGTGTTGGCCAGTCGATCATCGTTGCTATACTTTGTAAGATAGTTATCGGAACTCTGGTATCGGTTCGAATAGTGGCATGCAATACACAAGATGTCGAGAGTGTTTTCATTGAGTATCGAATTCAAAACAGGAGACAACAATCGAATATGACTGTAGTTATGCTCCATGTGATACTTGTATTTGAATGATTGGCATGCGTTTGTGCCAAACCATCCTTGGCAAGACATGTTCAAACTATTGATCAACGATTTGGCAGTGGGTGAAATGATATGAATGAGAGACGAGGTCGACTCTTTACGAAGAATGTTGTCTCCCAATATTGTTAAGAAGTATTTCGCCTCGGTCTTTGTAGAGAAGACGGATGGATACAGGCGGTTCAATACGCGTTGGATGGTTACGGACTCTGGGATTGACTGATAGATATGACTGTCTTTGATACGCTTCATGAGAGAAACCTTTGTCTTTTGTTTCCAAGACATCAAGATGCCGTCCTCTTTGCTGATGGTAGACAAGATGTTGTAAATCACGTCATCCTCGCTGTACTGCAAATAGTGTTCGCCGTCGTAGTAGAAAAAGTGTTCAGTTGTAGGGTGATAAAAATATCGATTGTGAAAGAGAAACGACTGGATAAACATGGATTGGTCGATTGTCAGATCTTCGATTCGCTGAGTTCTCTCAACATGGTTTCGTTCAATGTTCTCTAAAGTGAGTGACAACTGGTTGCAAACATAGTTGTACATTTTTGATTCCATGTATGGATACGATTTGTATTTTTCGTAGATGGTAGTGACCTTCTCGATCATTTTTGCTAAATGGTCAGGAGCGTCATCGTAGTCAGTTGATATCTCGATATCCATAGAAATGTAAATAATATAGTGAAATATTATTTATATTGTTAACAGTTGCGATTACTTAATTACATCTTTTTGGCAGTTTTGCAATACTTTCTTGTTTTGCCATGAACATACTTGCACCCAGTAGTGGATCGGCACTTCTTTTCACTCTTTCCCTTGCAGTCCTTGTGAATGACTCCGAACTCACCCTTTTTGGCGAAGAAACCGTTCTTCTCTAGGCGGTTCTCCTTCTTTGCACGCTTCGAGGCGGCCCTTGAGACAATTCTACCCCATTTATTCAAACGAAGATCTTTTTTCGTCAATCCACCGCTTGTTCTCTCCGCAGTCCCGTTAAACACCTGTCTTCTTGATCCTTCAGTCATTTGCATAATTATTATACAATATCTAAATATTTTTATTTTTTCTTCAGGGTGTAACCAAATCTACCTTTTTTGGCAAAAAATCCGTGTTTCTCTAAACGTTTCTCCTGTTTTGCGGTTTTGTGTTTTTTTGCACTTACGATGCGTCCCCATCGATTCATCAAAATGTCGGATTTTCTTAATCCTCCACCTGTCTTGTAGGCGGTTCCATTATGTACTTGTTCTCTTGACCCAAACAGTTCTGGCCATTTTTTGCCTTTGATGTGATAAAATCCATCGAGTTGTCTCACGGGTTTCTTTGTCATTTTGTATATAAAACATTTGGACATTTTATTAAGGAAACCCAGGTAAAGGAAACCAAGGTAAAGGAAACCAAGGTTTCCTTTTGATCCTTCCTTTTATGAAATTAACCGACTGACCCTTAACCTTAAAGGAGGGATTAAAAGGGAACTACGTTCCCTTTAAGGAAGGAGTAAGCGTAGCGAGTATAAGGAAGGAGTAAGCGTAGCTGAATACCTTGGTTTCCTTAAAGGAGGGATTAAAAGGGAACTACGTTCCCTTTAAGGAAGGAGTAAGCGTAGCTGAATACCTTGGTTTCCTTAAAGGAGGGATTAAAAGGGAACTACGTTCCCTTTAGTTGGTCAAAGGAACGATGATTCGCTGAACCACCGGCACTGTAATGGTCTTTGTGTTCCTCGTGGTAGAGTTCACAATCTGTGAATACCGCATTTTTTGACTGATTTTTGGATTGTTTGTGGATGTTTGTACTTTTACATAATTAATCGGTTGTCTACTTAAACACCATAAACGTGATGAACGCATATAAAGCATTGACGACATATGTGAGCGAATATAAAGTTATATACACATATTTATTTTCTATCTTTTCTTTTTTTCGATTCGCCTGTCGTTGCGGGAGGGTTTTGAAGCAACTCCCTATGTTTCTTGTACTCGACGTACTTTGTTTCTAAAGTCTCCAGTTCCGTCAACCACATTTGTTCCAGCGTCATTTGACGAAGAGCATCCAATTCACGCAGCGTCTCGTCGCGTTCCTTTCGAATTCGGTCCACGTTTTCATTCGTAACCGAGTCCATCGGCATTTTCACTAAATACTTGTAGTCTCCATCAACAAGATCGAACGCGTTTGCACTCAACATCGCATTGACCATCTCGCTGGTTTTCCTTCGCAAATCGAGTCGATCAATGAGAACATACTCAATGTATTTCGCCTTGTTCGTCAACACCTTTGCCTTGTTTGACATGGCGGCAATCAAGTAATCCTTGCGTTTACCGTAAGCCGAGTATCGGACCTGGAAATAATCGTCGACCAATCGGTCCACATTCTCATACTTCTTCAGTTTTCGATCTCCATTGAACATGTGGATATTCGACGTCTTGATGGTGGTCGTCAGTTTCATCACCTTCTCTACGCCGCCTTCTACTGCCACAATCTCATCAAGCTTGCCTTTGGGGAAAACCACCGTGATGTGGATGTTCACCTCTGTGCACAAAGAAGTATACTCCTTGATGATTGGACTACTTTTCTTGCCGTCTTTATCTGCAACACCATCCATCATCTCTTCCAACTGTTTCGTATACTGCATCGTCCACTTCCCAACCGGCAACTCGGTAATGAGAATGGTATCTGGACCGGTTCTCGTGTACAAACCCTTGATCAGGTACTTGTCCGCTTCGATCTTCTCAATCGTCCCCTTGAATCCTTCAAAGTATGGCATCAGTTCGGCATTGGATTGTCCACGCAATCTTCTGCGAATGTTATCGATCAAATCACTCGGTCTGTAAGGCGGAATCGAACATGAGAATCCCGTGCCAATGCCTTTGATTCCGTTCGCCAATGCAAATGGGATGATCGGTACGTAAAAATCCGGCTCTACAATGGTGCCGTCGTCGTCCAAGTAGTTCAAGACCGCGTCATCGGATTCGGGGAAGATGTATCGAGTCAATGTGTTCAACTGGGTGAAGATGTATCTTTCCGATGCGGAATCGTCGCCGCCCTGAAGACGTGTTCCGAACTGCCCATTGGGTTCGAGCAGGTTGATGTTGTTGGATCCGACAAAGTTTTGGGCCATATTCACAATCGCCCCGTTCAAACTCGCCTCTCCATGGTGGTAGGCACTGTTTTCCGAAACATATCCCGAAAACTGGGCGACCTTGATCTCGCTGGTTAAGCGACGTTTGAACGCACTGTACAAGATCTTTCGCAAACTGATCTTCAACCCGTCGATCATGGATGGAATCGAGCGTGCACAATCGTAGTTGCTGAAATGGATCAGTTCGTTGTCGACAAACTCGCTATAGCCGACCTGGGGTTTCGTGGTGTCCAAAAACGAATCCTTGTTGAACTTTTCGATTAACCAGGTTTTGCGATCGTTTGCACGAGTGCCGTTGAAGACCATGTCGATCGAGTCATCGCTCACGCCACCGTCGTACACAAAATCGACAATCTTCTTTTGTGCGAAATACTCTTTGAACTCGTCTGATTTGGAGGTTCCAAGACCCTTGAAGTATTTGATTTTCCAAGAAGCGGCGTCGGCAGTGGCGGATTTCCATGCGGCATATTCACCATCGTTGTAAAAGGAAAGGGTCGCGACGCCTTTGGATGCCCTCAAAATAGGCGTGTTCATGAACGAAATGAACCCTGGAATTCGGGTAAGGGATCGCCACTCGCAGTGAAACAGGTTGATGCAAAGACCCTTGATGTGAGACCCATCAGTATCCTGATCGCACATAATCATGATTTTCCCATATCGCAAATGCTGACGAACCTCTTCAATCGAGCGGTACTCGCGGCCGTTTTCGAGTCCAAGAATCTTCTTCAGATCGGTGATCTCCTTGTTCTCAGTGATCTTCTTTACGGATTCGCCGCGAACGTTGAGCAACTTGCCCTTGAGTGGGTAGATCCCGATGGTGTTTCTGTCCTCAGCGGAGAGTCCGGATACGATACCAGACAAGGCACTCAATCCCTCGCACACTACCAAGATGCAGTTTCCGGATTGGGTGGTTCCGCTGAGATTGGCGTCGATGAAGTTGTCAATGCCACGCACGTTCTTCGTCTTCGATCCGTCCGTCTTCTTGGCCGCGGTGCTCTTCTCCTTCACCTGAGTCAGATCGCATGCCGTCTCCATGACACCCATTTTCGCAATCTTCTCGATAAATGCGTCCGTCACTGTGCAGGAGGATCCGAACTTGTTGGATGGCGTGTTCATGAAATCCTTCGTTTGACTGTCGAACGCCGGGTTCTCGATGTCGCATCGCAAAAACAAAATCAACTGCTCCCGGATGGTAGAGATGTTGACCTTGATTTTCTTCTTCTTCTCGATGTACTCGACCAACTTGCGGACGATCTGCCCCATGACGTACTCGACATGTTTGCCGCCCTTGTAGGTGCAGATTCCGTTCACGAACGACACTTGAGCAAACTCTTGGTTCGGCGACATTGCCACTGCGTACTCCCACCGGTCGGAAGATGCCTCGTACACACGTTTCGCATCTTCTTTGGCTCCAATGTACATGTCGATGTATTGTTGAAAGTTCTTGATGGGAGACTGCACTCCGTTCAAGGTGAATTTCAACTTCTTTTCGGTTTGATCCGTTGCGGCACAAATGTCGAAAAACCGTTTTTTGAACAAGGCCATCATGTCGGGCGTCAATCCTTCGATGCCGAATCTGCGGTAATCCGGTTTGAAAGTGACCTTGGTGTATGCCTTGGTCGTCTTCACCTTTGTGATGATGGGGGCACTGATCTCATCCAGATTGCGATTGAACTCTTGGTAATACTTGAGGCCACGGACATGATCCACGGTTTCGACGCTTCCAATGGAGGACCAAATCAAGACGAGTTTGAATCCGAAACCGTTCTTGCCGCCGACGATCCTCTTTTCATCCTTGTCGTAGTTCGTGGATGTACGGAGTTCACCAAAAATCATTTGGGGAATCCAGACGCCATACTCAGGATGCTTCGCCACGTCGATCCCGTTTCCGTCGTTTTCCATCGTAATGGTTCCGTCGATGCCGATGTCTACATTGATGTAGGAGACGAGTTTGGTCCCATCTGGATCGGCCTTGTGTTTTTGAAGCATGCGGATCACATGGTCCCTGCAATTGACGACGCTTTCATCGAACAACTTGTAGAGGCCAGGGATGTAATGGATTTTGCTTTGAACAATTTTTGAAGTGGCGTCATCGTAAACATAGAGCGTCTCGTCCACATTTTCAATCGAACCGATGTAGGTGTCGGGATTGTCCAAAATGTGTTGTTTGTCAGTTTTTTTTTGGTACGTGTGTGCCAAAGACGAAGACGAAGACGAAGATGAAGACGAAGAACTCATTTGTTTTTGGATTAAATTATTTTGTTGTTTTGTTTGGATTAAATTATTTTATGAATCATCTGCAAAATTTTACGTTTGTGATGATAATTTTATAAATCAGGCATTTGTGATTTGTAAAATTGGAGTATCGGCAACTACTACAGACAAATTTGTATGGTGGGCTTTTGAACGCAAATGGCGTTTCATATTAATTTTTGTACAATGGATTTTACATGTCTCACATAAATGGCTCGCCGTCCATTTCTCTTTATGATTACTATAATAATCTCGAAAATATTCAAGTTTTGTCTTGAACTTCTCGTTACGCGGACGGCCTCGTTTGGCCTTTTTTTCAGGAACAAGAGAAGGATTCATTTTTTTATGATGGTCGTATTCATTTATCGTGGCATAAATATTATAGGATCCGGTTTGACCCCGGGAACTATTGTGGTAGGAAACTCTTTGACTCCATAAACATCTTGTAACAGCAACCACTCAAACATACCACCTAAGTAGATATATACGTGTTTGAATCCAAGTGATTTTAACTGTTTGTGTTTTGCAATCAACTTGTCATAATCGTGATCGTTTCTCCCGTAAATCATAATGTTTGTTTCGTATTCATTTCTAGAAATCATCTCGTTGACTTTTGTGGTTTCTGTGATTGCAGTTAACGAACCGAGTATCATCAGTTTTTGATCATCTTCCATGATATGTATCAATACGTCATTCTTTGATTTGGCTTGTTGGATTTTTTCATAGTTAACTAATGCAGACGATGTGCTATTTCCCATCTATATATACAATAGTGAAGCGTTCTTGGTTTATTTCGTTTTTTTTGTATAATTCTGTTTTCTTTCTCTAAACTTGGTCTTGGATCCGCCTCTGCTTCTCGACTTTCTCAATGACTTTGATCGTTGCCTGATTGGGACCAATCCACCTGGTTCTCCATCAGGTCCGTCAAATCGGGATCCAATGCACGCAATCGGCATTTCGTAACCCTTGATATTAAAACGTTTGATGTATTGATTTGGCATTCTGCCAGCTTTCAATAATGAATTACAGATGTGTTGTAGATTTTGAAACATCGTATCTTTTGGATTGTCTCCGACAAAAGATTCAACCAGAATACCATTATTTCGATTGATTTCGTGATATATGTTTTCGGGACGATTGTCAACCAAAAACATGTTTGGTGGAAGCGGCAATGATCTATTAAATGGCAAGTGGTTTTTTTCAATCACGTAATCGAGTTGTTTATCAAGCATTCCACGTTTCATCTCTTCAATTGTATGAAAAAATGCAAACGAGTCGCCAAGATACGGACGAAGTGCATTTAAATAACCTCTTGTACCGAATGTCCAAATTCCTAATAGAATGGCATCTGAA